AGTGAGACACGGGGGATTCGAACCCCCGACAACTTGATTAAAAGTTATCTTTGTCCTTTTCACCATAATAAAAGAATCTTTTGTGTTATATGTTATTGTTTTCAAAATTAAGTTCGATAATTTCTACTAATCTATGTTATTTTAATTTAGATATCTTTTACCCTACGTTTTTTGAAATTGATGATTCTTTTTCCTGTTCGGCTTTTGTCGCTCCGGCGTTTGCCAATAGTAAAATGCTGTCCTGTTCTCCCGGGCTGCATTGTCGGAAGTGTTCCAGAAGTTCTTGTTCCTGATCGGTTAGGGTTGGCGGTGCTTCTGGATTAAGATCTAATAGGTAGTCACTGGATATCTCTAAGTATTTGCATATTTTTATTATTGTTTCACCATTTGGTATAGTTCCATTTTTCCAACGGCTTGTTGGAGATTGGGCAAGCCCTGTGCCTTTTGCTAATTTGTTTAGCGTTAGATTCTTTTGTTTTAGAATCTTTTCTAAATTTTCATAAAACATTTGTTCCCTTTCTAAAAAAAGTTAGACTTTTTTGTCTTTTTTTCTTGACAGTGTATCTCGAAATGTCTATAATGTAATTATGAGGTAGACATTTTGAGATACATTTTATTTTTACCTCTAGTATATCATAACTAAAAAATTTTTACATTAGGTTTTTCATGGAGGTGCTGCTATGAAAATTAAAATGGAAATATTAAAAAGTGTCTTTGATGATCATTTACGAGATTTTGAATTAGCGGATGCTATTTATATGGCTGCTGAACGTGAATTCATTGACTTTGATCTTGATCATGGAACTTCGGAAGAAATGAAAGCCGTTAGAGAGAAACTTCATTCTGCTTGTGCTGATCGTGAGTTTTATGCTGTAGTTCTTTGTAAATATTTATTAAGTTGTAAGGATCTTATATGTTTTGAAGCTGATCCAGTTGATGCTCTGGAAGACTCTCCGGCGGCTGATCTAGTTGATGCTCCGGAAGATATTTTCCCGGTGATGTCCGCAAAATGTAAACTTTGCCCGTCCTGTGTGGATGGACGGTGTTTTTTCGTCCCGGACATTTACGATAGTGTGTTTCCTTGTCAGTCCCCTGCTTGGAATAACTTTTTCAAAAACGGCGGCTCTCACGGACCGGCACCCTGACGCGCGTTCTTCTTTTTGCGCATCCTTTGTTTAAACCTTTTTAACCGACTGATACCGATTTATTGCCGAGAAAGGACAATCAAAGGTACATGTCCGCGGTCTCCGTAGTCGCTGTGTGTATGTGTAAAAGCTGCAGTTTTGTAGTCTTGTGCGTATCCTTGTGGGTAAGCTTGTTTATATCCCGGGGTAACGCGCTACAGCACACCGGGAAGTTACCTGTGGGGATCTTGCCGGGGTGCGTTATCCCGGGATATAAACAGCTTATCCATAGGATATGCATAGACGGAATGCAGTTTTTGCACATATGCATAGCGATTTTGAGAGGTAGCGGGATGGATCTGTGTTGGAGTTACGAGAAATACTCCCCCAATCGGTATCGGTTGGTACTGATAGATAAAGTTATAGGATGCGGTCATACCCTGCGCGCGGTCTGGGTGCCGGGCTATGAGAGCCGCCGCCTGATAGATATATTGCAGGCGGCCTGGTATTTAAACAGTGGCGGTAAGATCCGGAATGGTTTAGCCGATCATACGGTGTTGATTCTGGATCAGATCGCGGAATATAGAAAGGAGTCTTAACGCTGGTAAAGAAAAGTATAGCAAAATCCGTGCGGTTGACGCAGGAAGTTTATGATTACATCGAACAGCAGGCTGGGAATGGATTTAACGAAAAATTTGAAAATATAATCCTCGAAGCTAAAAAAGGTGAATCAGATCGGAAGAAAGAGCTTGCACGGCTTGACAAAGAAATTGAAAAACAGCGTAAAAAGGAAGCGTTGTTGTTTGACCAATATCGTACATTAAATTATTTTTTCAGAGATTTTTTAACAGTGCAGCATACATTAGAACGGCTTAAAAGCCAGATAGAAAAAGCTGCTGATTTAAACGGACAGATGGAGGATTAAAGATGAATAAATTTAGAATTTTTCTGTATTACTCGGGACTTGTAGACATGAAAGCAACTGAAACAAGGGATGCCGTCAAGGGTGTATCCATGGAGTTTCTTTTTTACGGCGAACACGGGGAGCAGGTAGAACCTACCGTTTCCGCTGACGGAGTATCTGGAACCAGACGCGGTAAATCGTTTCTTTCGGAGGACAAGTTACATAAAGTCAGCTATGTTCCCGGCATTTACGACGGTACTTTTGAGATGACTGTCGGATCAGATGGAAAGCCAGTCCTTAAACTGGTGGATGTGGACTTTGTTGGCGCTGCTGTTATTTCGCTGAAAGATGGCGGAAACGGTAACGGCAAGGGTGACAAGTAATGTTAGTTATAGCCCGTCATAACGGGTTTGAATATATCCTTGCAACTGTTGATTCGACCGAAGCAGCACTTCCGGAAGATCATTTTCCGGAAGATGCCCCGGAAGATACTCCGGAAGTAGAAGAATCTACACAGGTGGTAGACGATACCCAGCTGGAACAGTCGCAGGATGTCACATATAATTTTGTAGTGTTATTTGCTCTCGGGATAATCGCAGGACTTTTGTTCTTTTCGATTCTTTCCCGGAAGTGGGATTGAGAGGTGTGTATGATTTTTTCAAATTATCTTTTCGGCAGTTATGTAGGTTCTCTCTTGGTTGGAATAGCACTTGGTTTTACATTGGGCTTTATCGCATGGGCGATTGGCTACGCGATTTTCGCGTTAACTAAATTTTTTAAGATGGCTTAGACCATCAGAAAGGAGTGTCTTATGACAACAATATTGGCAACAGCACCAACAATGGATCTTTCTGGCATCCAGACAGCAATGACAAGTGCTTTTAAGCAGGTGCAGACAGGTGCATCTGATATGATTACCGCTGCAGTCCCTTTTGCGTTGGTTATCATTGGAACTGTTCTGGCTGTTACGGTCGGAATTAAAGTCTTTAAGAAGTTGACCGCTCAGGCTTAGCCTTTCGGTCTCGGTGTTTTTTGGTTTGCAAATTAAAATAGTATCACTCATGAGAGGGTAAGGGTTCGAGCCCTTGCCCTTTTTTGTATCTCATTGTTTTAACGCTGCGGCGCTGATCCGGATGATCTGCAGAAAGACTTGAGATACAAAGAAAGGAAACATCCATGACTAGATTCAGAAAAAGGGAAAAAATTGATTTTCGTAAATTCATAAACCGCTTCCAGCGTGTCCGGAAGTTCTGCCGCATGCATACCCTTCCTGTACTGGTTGCGGTTGGTATTATGGTATCTGTTATTTTTACCAGCTACCAGAACGCTTACGCTACCGGGCTTGAGGAATATTTTTACTATACATATTTTGATCTTATGAGCGGACTTTTTGCGGAAACTGGAATGCAATTTGGTTTGAAAGATGATTATTATACAAAGTCTGACCGTGTATCCGGTAAACAGGTATGGGATAACTTCTGTACATGGGTGGAAAATAAAGCAAAGGTTGCCGCGCTTCCTGTCGAGGTAGTCAATAAAACTGTTTTTGATGAATTGAAAAATCTTCCTAATACGGTTACAAGTGCCGGGGCAAAAATGTCGGAAAAGCTGTCGGAGTTGTTGGCTAAGGTTCTGCCAACTTTTGCGTCTGATACAGGTAAGCCAGTTAACCAATTTGATACATCATCTATAAAATCTGTTTATAACCAACTTTTAACATTGACAGATGCGTCATCTGATTTTGAAGATATTGACTATTTGGAATCGGTTGCTCAATCTGTATTTTCCGGTTCGGTTTTGAATATCGCTATTGATCCAGCGGGGCGATATATAGTTTTTTGCGATTCTTCAAATCTTTATTTGTCTAAATCTGGTTATATTTATGTTTTAGATTCTAAGGGTAATGAAGTTTTGCCGGGTTTTTTTCAAGTTTGGGTTCAGCCTTATAGTAAGTCTTGTCATAAATATTCTGGTTGTATATATGGTGTAACATCTTGGATTGTTAAAGGTGGTGCTTTTGTTGGTGCTGATGGTACGTCTTTAAATAACTATGCTAAAGTTAAAACCGTGGACGATAACACGGTATATGTTCCGGGTGTCGGCTATAAGACCAACTGGGATATATGGAAAGATATCGTGAATGATAAAGCAACAACAGATGCGGAAGAGGATGCGTGGAATACTCGTTACAACTTAGATAATGATAACAAGGACGATAAGGAAAAAAAGAAGAAAGACAACGATAAAGACAAACTTCCGGTAGTTATACCTATTATTCCATTTAAAAAGCCGGATTCTACGGAGAAAGACACTGAAAAAGACACTGAAAAAGATACAGAGTCTGACGTTCCGGGAAAAGACCCATCTAAAAATCCGATGATTAATCCTGACACCGGACGTTATATTGATCCGGATACCGGATATGATATTGATCCCGATACTGGTAAGCTTATTGATCCCGATACCGGAGAGCTTATTGAACCGGATATTCCTTCTACTGCAGGTAAAGCCGGAAACTGGAAGCGTCTATTTCCTTTCTGTATCCCCTGGGACATGATGGAGTTGATTAAATCCATGCAAGCGGATAAGAAAGCGCCTGTGTTTGAGTTTAAGTACACTTTTAAAGCTGTCAATTATACCTGGGTGGTTAGAGTCGATATGTCCGATTACTGGAAATATATTAAGATTTTCCGTTGGGGGTTGACTATCTTTTTTATCATTGGGCTGTTTTTTTTAACGGTTAAATTTACTACATTTGTACAACGCATGGGTGGTTAGGGGGTGTTTTTATGTCTGTATCTATGCTTAGACCTTTTTTCATATCTGTAGCAGGTGTCGTTGTGATCGTTCTAGTTGGTTTTCTTTGCGGCATCCTTCCGGAGAGTCCTTTCCTTGCTTTCATTCAGGCGGAGGAAGTCAGTGACTATCTGGCAGCTATTAATTATTTCGTGCCTGTTGACGCTTTTGTGACAATTGGCAGCGCATGGCTTCTTGCTGTGGTTCCTTGGGTAGTGTCGCAGTTTGCTATTTCCGGTGTGAAGATTCTTGGTGAATGGATTCCATTCACTTAAATAGATTGTATCTCAATTTCTTTTCCTGGCTTTATTGCTGCAGAAAGATTTGAGATACAGAAAGGGGAAAACATGATTTCTTTATATAGTGGGACTCCGGGTGCTGGAAAGTCCCTGCACCTTGCGTCCCGCCTTTTAAATTGGATGAAATATAAAAATGCGCCGATTATCGGAAATTTTCAAACGGATTTTAGTTGTATCCAGAACCCGAAAGGTCATTATCTGTACATAGATAACTCCGATCTGACGGTTGATCGGCTTATTAACTTTTCAAAAAACTATTCCGAGTATGTCGGGCGCAGGGTAAAAGAAGGAGAAATTTTGTTGGTCATAGACGAGTGCCAGATTATGTTCAATGCCCGGGACTGGGGACAGAAAAACCGCGCTGCATGGTGTGCATTTTTCACCCAGCACCGGAAACTGGGTTATGAAGTTATTCTTGTCGCGCAGTTTGACCGGATGCTTGACCGTCAGATCCGCTCTCTGATCGAATATGAATGGATTCACAGGAAGGTTTCTAATTTTGGTGTGGCCGGTAAGATCTTTTCTCTGCTCTTTGGTGGTAAACTCTTCGTGGCTGTGAAAGTCTGGTACCCGATGAAGCAAAAGGTCGGATCTGAGTTTTTTATGTTCAAGAAACGTTATAGTGGGATCTATGATACTTATGCTCTTTTCTCCGCACCAGATCAGAAACAGTTGTCTTGATTTATTTTGTGTATCTCATTTTTCCGGCAGTTTCCGGCACCAGGAAAAATTTTTGAGATACATATGAGGACCGGCACGCCCCGGGTAAGCTGTGACGCGGGGGATCGAGGGGGACCCGCGGCGCGGCTTGCCCGGGGTGTGACCACGGGGCTGTAATACGTGGTCTGAAAAACACTCAATCAAAATCCTAAAACCCGCTACGATACTGCATTTGAGACTGATTTTGTCATTTCGTAGAATCGCGATTCTACGAAAAAATATTTTTATATGGAAGGTGGTAGTTTGCTCGATAAATTATATATCAAAAATTCTTTCGTTTTTCAGGAGTTCGACGAAGTCGAAAACAACTACTGGTTTGACTTTAAACAAAAAAAATTTCTGCATAACATTGATACATTTTATTATTCCGTCAAATTTAAACAAGATTTTACCGCAGGATCGAAAGATCTTAAGGTAAAGCACTTTCGCAAGCGGTTTGAATTACTGGGTATGGAATGGGAACGTTTAAATGATTACTCGTCAGGTGTGTCATTTTACTTCGATGGTTTACCCGGTACACTAAATTATAAACCTTTTCGGTACGCTGGATTTTACAATGTGATGCTTGAGTGTCCTGAGCTGTTTGATATCTTTTTAGCTCCAAAAGTTCCGCGGTCACAGGATAACGGTGAGTCCGTAACCTGTGAATGTGTTGTTCAGATCCGGTCATATATGCTTTGGATGTATGGTGTAAAACTTGCTTATGAACGCTCTTTTGAATATGTACAGGCTATAGCGGATTATTTTGGATTGGATATCCAATTCACTCAGGAGAATCGAATTGATTATTGTTGGCATTCCAATTACTTAAAAAATCCGGAAAAGTTCTTTACTCCGGAAAACTTCTACAAGATGCGGGTTGATCGTTTTCGTGATGCTCTCCTGCACACCAGTAAAAAGGGGTCTGAGGATTATGAAATAGACTACTTAGCACTTGGAAAGCGTTCTCAAAAGGTTTTTATTAGAATCTACTTGAAATCTAAGGAAGTGGTTGAAAAAGGTTACAAGCCTTGGTTTTTTAAAGTGTGGTTGTTTAATGGTTTGATTAATCGTTATGATCTGTACTGCTATGAATATGCTTTCTTAAAACATAGTTGGAAAGCTTTAGATTATGGTCGCTTGCAGTATTACGCGAAATTTGGTAGACAGAAACACTATGTTGAGAAATGCCGCCGGATTTTGGCAAATGAAGAGGATATATCTACAGACGATTTGCACAAACTTGCTGATCTTCTTACTCCGCCTGTGAATTTGATTATGAATGTTGAGTTTCAGACGATGCGCAGGCATACAAAAACATATGAGCTGATTCCTTTTTTTGATTATTCGAACGACTTGACCAGTCGCAGGATTTATGATTTTTTAGATAACCGGAAATTGATCTGTGATTATTTGACCAGTAAAGTTTTTCGTCTGGTAGAATTATATGAACCCGGAAAAAATAATAAAGTAAAATCGCGCCGCGATTATTGCGCATTTTGGAAAGCTCTTCGTAATTGTAAAATTACAGATTCGTTTGTGCCGCCGGAAGATCAAGCGCTTGTGCGGACATATACCAGAAAAATGAATAGTGAAGTTGTAAAAGCTCGGGCTGTAAAGGCTGCTATTACATACGGAATTTACACACGCGGAATCAATGAAGAATCACCTTTGCGAGATTGCTTTGAAGCTCTCTGTATGATGAATGATAATGATGTGCAAGATGCAATTCGTTTTAAAGAGAAAAAAATCCGCCAATTCAATTCCGATGAATTAGCGGATACGATGGAAAACGCGGTTAAGCGTTCCAGCAATTTGATGTTTATTGATAAAGATACCGGAGATATAATTTTCTCCTAATCTTGTTATAACATGGAAAAACCGAAATGTAAAGGTGAATGTTGCAAGGTTATGTTTTATCTCCAGATAAGGAGGGTTTTTATGAATGTTCAAATGGCTTTTAATTTGTTTTTGGTCGATCATGAGTCCTACTGCTCTGAACAGTCTATTGTATATTATCGGTTTAATGTGCAGAAATTTGTTGATTTTCTGTCAGATCGGATTGGATCAGCATCCGATCTGATCGAGTGTGATGTAATTTCTCGGGAGTTGGTGCTTGCATATCTTTCCCAGCTCCGGGGGACAGGATGTAAAAATACTTCTATCAATACTTATTTCAGAGCAGCAAAGGTGTTTTTAAACTATTGCATTGATGAAGGGTATTGTTCTGCTGATGTTCTCCGGAAAGTAAAATTTCTGAAAAAAGACAATGCTCCGGTGCTACCTCTTACGCAATGGGAAGTTGATGAAATTGACGGTTGTTATAATGATAAAACAGAATCCGGACTTCGTAACCTTTGCATTATCCATTTAATGCTGGATGCTGGTTTTCGTCTCGGTGATGTGGTGTCTCTGACATTTAAGGGAATCAATTTCAAACTTAATTACCTGACGATTAAAGGTAAAGGGGATAAATTCCGGACAGTGTTCCTGTGTCCGAAGTTGAAACGGATGCTTTACCATTATTTGATCAAATATCGGGCTTACACACCGGAAGATGATTTTCCGGTGTTTGCTCAGGTTGGAACAGCTGAACCGATAACAGAAACGTCTGTGAAAATGGTTTTTGCCAGATTAAAAAAGAGAGCCAGTATAGATCGGCTGCATCCGCACCTGCTCCGACACACATTTGCAACGTCTTTTATTATTGGCGGTGGCAATTTGGAGTTTTTGCGTATGATGTTGGGACATAGTGATTATGCAACAACTAAAATGTATTTACATCTCGCCCAACAAGCTAAGATGTTGCACAGCGATATATACAGATTAGATCCAGTATTTTTTCAGGCTGGGTATTAAGGAGGAATTATGGATATAAAAGAATTTACTATAACATTGGATGAATATGTAGTCGTTGATCCTGTGGATGGTTTTTGCTACTTCTGGTCAAAGTCAGAATTTGAAGCGAATCTTTTTTATAAAGTCAATTGTTCGCTTCGCGCTTCTTTGCTCCATGTGTAATGTATCTCAATGTTGAATGGCTGCGGCGCTGATCAGGAAAACCGGTTTTGATTCGTGAGATACATTTTGAAATGTATTACAATTTCTTTTCCTGGCTCCGGTTGCTTCAGAAAAATTGAGATACAACGAAAAAGGACTTCCATCTTTGGAAGTCCTTACTTTTTATTTATATTAAAACATATAATAAAAAGTTCTTAGTGAGACACGGGGGATTCGAACCCCCGACAACTTGATTAAAAGT